CTTCTGCAAGTCCTTTGCCCCCAAGCGGAACGCCCAATTTTTCGAGTGTTCGGCTGGCGAAAGTGACGCCGCGCTTGACGACGCTGGGATGGACGCCGGAGAGGTCGGTTGAGTCGAAGATGCGTCCAAAGACCTCTGCGGCAGCCTCTTCGAGGATTTGGTGCGGTCGGTATTCCGCGGTCCACTGACTCCGGGGTTTTCCGCCGTTGAGGGCGGAGTTGTAAGTGTCTGAGAGCCAACGGGCCTCTTCGGGAGTCCAGGTCTTTGAAATCTGGGCTTCGAGTGCTGTAGCTGACTGTGGGTCAAGGCTTTTGAATGCGTGGTAGAGTTCATGTCCGAGTCCGTTGATTCCTTTGTTGAGCAGGATTTGCACCACCGGCTGGCGGGAGCCATCGGGGTTGATACGTTCCCCGCGCTTGATGAAAAACCCTTGCGCGCCCTCCGCGCCGGCCACGTTCGGGACGTTGTTCTTGAAAGTCTCGGTGTCCGGGGCGTAAATCTCAATGCCAGAGTCGCGGAACAGCTCTCGCGCCCAGTTCAGGGCCGAGCTTTCTCGCGGGGTGAGCTTCGCTTGGTTCTCCGTGTGCGCCGCGTCAAGGCCGCCGTCCGTGCCGTAGGCCGGGGACTCCTTCAAGGGCCCGCGGTCCACGGGCTCAAAAACTTTCTTGGCCGCCAGCTCCTGGGCTCCGCGCGCGGATGCGTGCGCGCCGATTCCGATTGCCGTCATGCCTCCGCGCAGTGCGCCCGCGCCGCCAACCATGCCGAGGAGACCCTCGCGCTCCTCCGGCGTGGAGCCGATGAAAAGTGGAGTGGACAGGACCAACCCTTCGGCTGCGCCCTTCGCGGTTTCCGTCGCGACGGTGCCGGCGGCAGGTGCCGCGGCTTCAAACGCGCGACCCGCGAGACCGATTCCCTTGCCCACATACTTCGAGGCGATGGGAGCCGCGAGACGCGAGACAAGCGGAACAAAATTTCCGTGCAGAGCTGCGATGATGCTGCCAGTCTTCGCGACTTCGCTGCCGGCTAGCTTGGGGCCCTGTTCTTCGACGAGGCCGGCGACTTTCTCAAGCGCCTTCCCGGACTTCTTCATGCCGCCCTCGACGAGGCCGCCGACGGAACGGTCCACCGCGCCGTTGATGGCTTTCGCGAATGCTTCCGCGACGGCTGGGCTCGTGGCCTTGCCGAGCAAGAATTTTCCGCCCTTGCCGACGATGCCGATTGCGCCCCCAACGGGCACCAAGAACATCGGGTCCTCGATGACCGACAGCTTCTCAATCGCGTTCGTGTCCAGCGTGACGCCGGAAGCCTTGAGGCCTTCTTGGTCAGTGCCAAGTGCGCGAGCCAGCTCACCGTTGCCGGCAGCCGCTGCGAATTCGCGACGCTTGAAGTCTGCGTCGTAGGCCAAACGCTCCCGGAGATTGTCAGGGCGAGGCAAAAGTTTTGTGGTGATGGTAGAGACCCAGTGCTGCTGAGCGGAGTCGAACGCGTCGAAGAATTCCGAGATGCCCTTGCTCGCGCCCTTGAGGTCGCCAGTCGAAAGGTTGCCAGCGACTTCGCCGCCGGTTGCAAAAACTTGGCCCACACCTTTGCCGAGGGACTTGATGAACTCCGCGCCACCTTTGACAGCAGCGACGCCGGTCTTCGCGGCCTGGACGGGATGCAGCGCAGCGTAGATGGGGTTCGCCTTGAGGAAAAACTCCCCGGCAGTCATCTTTTCCTTCTCGCGCTCCGCGTAGGCAGCCTCGACTTTTGCGAGAGCCGTCGGGTCGGCGAGAAGTGCGTCCGTGTTCTTCGCGTAGAACTCCACGGGGTTGAAGTCGTGTCGGTCCTTGATGAGGTCTTCGACTTTCGTCTGCTTCAGCTTCGCGATGTCATATCCGCGTGTCTCAGTGACCGGAATTGCGCCGGCATACGGGTCCTCGGGCTGGACTTCGATTGCGCCAGCGTAAGGGTCGGGCCCCGGAGGCTGGTCAGACGCCAGGACGGGCCGCGGGAGGTCCGCGGTGCTCGGCTCGTTTTGCTTCGCGTAGTTCTGAACGAAATCAGGCAGGAGCGGAGAAGGTCCGCCAGGAACTTGTGCGCTCTGGATTTCAGCGGGCAAAGCGCCCGCATACGGGTCGCTCTCCGGGGTGAGAGAGACCGGCTTCGTAGGTGTTGCCATTATGGTCGGTAGTTAGGATTGATGAGCACGCGAGACGGGCTCTGGGGAGAGCCCACCGTCTTGAAAAATTGGACGTTGGACGGGACCTCCGCGAGACTCTTGTAAGTCGGAGCGGCGGACGCCTGTTCAACGGTCGGGCGCGCGGCAGTCTTCACTGGCGGCGTGGTGTTCGGCGAGCTGGGGCCAAGCGCGGGAGCTGCGGGCCCGGCCTGCAACTGCATGAGCTTGGTCTGCTCGTCGCGAAGCAGTTTCTTCTGCTGCATGACCTCTTTGGTGTCGCCGTCTTGCGGGAAGAACTGCGACTCGTAGCGGTCGAACTCGTGCTTCGCGATGGCTGCGCCGGACTGCTGACGCAGCACAGCGGTAATCCAGTTTTTCTTCGCCGTGTTGTAGAGCTGTGCGTCGTCCGTCCGGAGACGGTTGGGGAGAAAACCTTGGGCCGTCGAAGTCCAGCTCGACGGGTCGAACTTGTCGATTTTTTCTCCCGTGTTCGGGTCCTGCCGGTCCTGGCTGATGCCGTCGAAGATTGCCTCGGACTGTTTCATCTGAGCCGCGAAGCTCGCGGACTTGCCTTGGTTCTCCGTGATGGTCGGCGCGGTCTCGCCCACCTTGGTCTTCGAGACGACTTCGCCCGTGCGCTTGTCGGTGCGGACAACAGTCTGCTCCTCTTTGCCCGTCGCGGCGTTGAACTCTTTGACGACGTGCTCTGAGGTCGGCGTGCCTTCCGCTCGAACCTTGGCGTCTGCGGTGATGTTCGCTTTCTGGAATTCTTTATAGACCTCGAACTGAATCTGCTGGAGTTGCTCGTGCTTCAAGTGTTCGCTGAGCTGATGGCGCAGTTCCGCGTCATACTCCGGCGTGCCGGGTTTCAGCTCCATCGTGCGACCCTTGGCCTCTTTGACGTAGAGCTTGTATTCCGGAGTTTTCTCCGGGCCGCTGGCCTCAATCTGCCGCTGATACTCAGCCCGCTTTTGATTCGCAATCTCCGAGTTGTCGCCAGGGCGATACGCGTTCACCTGTTGCTGGGTCCAGTCCTCGAAAGACGCGGGCGTGATTTCCTGGTTGACGTAAAGTCGAGGAGTCGCCGTGCCCCAAAGGAGGATGGCCTCTTTCTGGCGGGCGCGCTTGACGAAAGCCTCCTCCGCTGGGATGCGAATCGCCGGGTCGTTGCTGCCGAGTGCGTTTGCCAGCGTGGCCTGCTGCTGTGCGCCGGCAGTCTGAGTCTTCACCAACTCGCGTTGCATCGGTCGAACCTCAGTGAGGTCCGCGAGGCCCTGCTCTGCGCCCGCCTTGGCTTCGAGGTTCTTCGCCTTCTCGGCTTCGTAGCCGGTCGTGCCGACAATCTGCCGCTTCTTGATGTCTTCCGCGGTGATGACGCCCTGCTTGTAGGCGTTCATGAAGTCGTCGAACTCGGGAACTTTCCCGAGAGAAGAAATGTCCACGTTCGGGTTGGTGACTGCACCAACGGAGCTGGCTTGAATCTGTGCTGGAACTAGGTCTGCGATGCCGGGCATAAAATCTTAGTAAGCTGAACGGAGGTTTTTGATATAGTCGTCAATCGTCCCCGCGCCGCCGCCGGGCAAGGAACTGGTCCCCGCGCCGCCGCCAAAGCCGCCGCTGTATGCGCCAATTGCGCTGGTCGCGAATTGTCCGCCGGCCTTGATGTAGGCGGCGTTCGCTTCGCCCTGGGCGAGGGCCTTCTGCGCCTGGACTTGGCCCTTCTGACCGCGGATTTTCATCAGCGTGTTGCCGCGATTGATTTGCAGGTTGGCCGCCTCCGCGCCGGTCAAGCCGGCCTGGGGCATGGTCTGGTCGCCGATTTGGAAGTTGCCGGCGGCATTCTGTTTCTGAGTCTGCTCGCTCTGGCTGATGGTCGGGAAAATGGATTCGAGAATCTTCGCGCGCGACTGCTGCAAATTCGCTGCGGTGCCCGCGAGCTGCTGAGCCTCTTGCGTGCGCTGATTTTCCAACGCGACGCCTGCGCTGCCGAGAGCCTGATAGAGCCGGCCTCCGACAGTTTTCTGCGTGGGCCGCAGTCCGGCCTGCGCGCCTTGGCTCACGCCGGCACGGACCAGCTCGGCCTGAAATTCTGGGGGCAATGTAGCGCCCTGATTGAGCTTCTCCTGGGCCTTGCCGATGATTTGGTCCTTGAGCTTCTCAAGGCCTTCGCTCGGCTTGATGTTCTCCTCGAAAAGTTGCTTGGCAACCTGGACAGATTGCTTGCTGGCATCAGGCTGCTGCGCCTGGGCCAAAAGCTGTTGCTTGCCCAACTGCCGGAGCTGAGCCAACTCGGGGTCGATTTCTTCCTGGAGGCGGATGCGCTCCTTCGCGCGGTTGCGTTCCGCGTTGACGCTGGCCTGCTGCACCTTGTCGTAGCCCAACTCCTCGGTCAGAATTTTCTTCTGGCCTTTGAGGGCCTCGGTCTGCGCGTGCGCGGCCTTTTTGGCTGCGGCGTTTTTAGCGGCTGCGGCTCCAGCGGCGGATGCCGCGGCGACTCCACCGACTACAAGGGCTGTGATAACGGCCATATTAAATTTCTTTCTTGAACGTCTGCTCCAGGGCCTTGTAGCCCCGGGCTTCGTAAAGTTTTGCGAGCCCTTGGCCCATGTGCATGAAGTGAACCATCACGACTTGCGTGCAGCCCTTCTCCTTCGCGTCTGCCTCGAACTTTTCGAGCAGTTGCAATCCGACTCCGCTCTTGCGGTGTTCCGGCAACACATACCAAAAGTGTTCTGCGGCGGTCTTCTCTCCCGAGAAAGGGTCGGGCAGAAAAGTGGCCCCCAAAAGTGCAACGGCGACGAAGTATCCGGTCTCCTCGTTCCACTCCACGAGAGCGTAGATTTTCCCGACGCCGCCCGCGAGCAGGATGTCCCACATCGCGGAAAAGGTGCGCTCGCAAAAAGGTTTGCGCCCCGCTTCTGCGGAGAACGCGTGACCAACCGGGAACGTGAGGTTCAGGTTGTCGGAGTTGATTTCGATGAGCTTCATTCGACTCCAAAAAATCCTACGGCGACGAGACGCGCGCCGGCTGCGCCCTCACCCCAGCCTTCGAGAGGCCAGCGGCTGTGGAACTGCTTGGTCGGATAGCAAATCATCCGGTTGAACTTCATCTCGACGAGAGCAATCTGTTCCCACTTCGTGAGGTCCTCGTGGTTCGCGAGAATTTCCTCGGCGAAACGCGTGGCCCGGTTCACGTTCGTGATTTCGGGAAAGGCCACGGAGCCCGTGCGCTTGTAGCGCCAGAAAGCGGTCCCGCCTCGGCACTGCTCGGGCGCGTTGAGATACAGCACAAACGCGTAGGGAGAGTGCGCGATGTCCGCGTGGATTCGATGGTTGTCGCCGGTCGGGTTGAGCCGGAGAAAACAGTGGTCGATGGTGACCTTGCGCCCGAGACGCGCGGACATGGCCGGCTCGAACTCGTCGCTCGGGAAGACGTGGACGTTCTGATAGCGTTCGCCATCCGGGCCGCGGATGGTGTAATAACGCCGGGCGAGGGCGTCAAGACGAAAGGCCTCGGGGTCACCGAGGAAGTCGTCGAGCGTTTGCACGGAGATTTGGCTCATGGTCGTCGGTTTGCGGTTCGGATTCTGTGGCAGCACGCGCACACGAGGTCGCACTTCGCGATTTCGTCCACGACTGCGTCAAAAGGTTTCGCCTTAGCGCCGAGAGCCTCGGACACGCCAAAAGATTTCTCTGCGCCGGGTTTGTGGTCCCAGTCCATTGCCTCCGGAGGGAAAACTCCGCCGCAATCATAGCAAGGCCGGTCGAGCTTCAACAGGTCGAACTTCCTTCGGCGAGCGACTTGCTTAGCCCAACGCTTGGTGGATTCAGCCTTGCGGAGCGCGGGGCTTCGGAGCTTGGCTTTTTCCAATCGGTCTTCCCGGTTGGAGTAATACCGTGCTCGCTCCTCGGCGGCGTGCTTAGATTTCTGCTCGGCAGTCCTCATACCTTCACCAATGCCCAAAAGAAGACCGTTGGCTGCAAATTGGGGTGACCTTCGGCTGCGCCAGTGTAGTCCGGCCACGAGGCCAGAGAAAGCTGACGCGATGTGATTAGCTGCGTGCCGGCGGAACCGTTGCCGGACGTGCCGAGCTTGACGGTGGACGTGATGCCGGAAATTTCGGTGTAGTTCGGCGGGACGACGGGCGGCAGGTCGATGGTGTCGGACGTGTTGCCGCGGTGCAGTTGCAGTTTTCCGCTGGTGGCCAGGGACGTGAGATGCCCGGTCAAGTGCGTGTGCTGCTCAATCTGCGTGGACGTGAGGACCACGAGTTCGGAGCCGTCTTGGTCGCCCGCGTCGCGCGGCGTGATGCCGGAGTCCGTGGCAAAGTTGCTGTCTCCGCCGGCTGTGGTGTCCTGCGTCGCGAGGCCGAACACTTTTCCGCGGATGCTCTGGTCGTCCTTGCCGACGTATTGCCAGCCGGGATTGAACGTGAGGGCCTGGGACAGGAGCGACTGGGCCACAAACTTGATGTCGCCCGGGCTGCCGCCGACGGTGCGCCATTGTCCGCGCTCCCAGTGAATCAGCACGTTGATGTCCGTGTCGAAATACTGTTCGAGGTCGAAAGGATTCGTGGGCCGGTTCGCCGTGCTGCCGCTGGGCGGGACGTTCGAGACGGGACGCCACTCGGTGCCGGTCCAGCCATACCACGCGACGGCGCGCGTTTCAAAAGTGCGAAGCCAGATGACGGGGTCGTTGACGCCGGGGGTGCCCGGGTCGTCAGGACCGATGACCAAAAGGTTCAGAGACGCGCTGATGTCCAGCGGGACATACACGCCTTGGTCGATGTCGAACACCCACCACTGCGTCCCGTTCTTGAGCCAGGGCCCGACGTTCGAGCTGGGCTCGCTGTCGCCGACGACGAAAAAGCTGGTGCCCTGTGGCGACTGGATTTCCATCCGCTCGACGAGGGCCTCGAAGAACTCTTGCGGGTTGCCGGAGAAGTCAGGCGGCAACTGGGCCGCGACGATGACGAGGTTGGTCTTAAACAGTGACATTGATAATGGGGGTTGGGAGCGTCTCGCCGAAATCCGGCTCAATGCCCGTCACCTTGTAGTAATAGGTTCCCGGTAACAGGCCAGCGTCAACGAAGGAAATTTCGCCTAGATTGCTGGTCAACATGGTGAATGGGCCCTCCGGATTGGTTGCCCGATAGACCACGTAGGCGAAAACATAGCTCACCGACGGCCAGAGTAGGGTCACGGTGTCGCCGTCCACGCTGGCCTCAAGGCTGGCGGGCCCGGCCTTACGTTCCACTGGCTCAATCAAGATGTTGGTGTCCACGGAGAACGACGAGCCGCTGATTGGGGTGCGGACCTCGCAGATTCCGGGGCTCTTGTAGAACAAAGAGATTGCCCGGCGCGTAATCGGTCGGAGTGCATTCAGGTTATTCATTGGCGGCGGTTCCTAGACTCACGACGAGGGGCAGAAAGTCCTCGATGCGATGGGAGGCGAGGCGTTCGGCCACGCGGAGGGCAATCTTGTCGGCGTCCGCCTGGGAGATGATGCTCCGGCCTTCGCCGGCTGCAACCTCGGTGAAGCCTTGGTTGGTGACGGAGGTCGAGCGCAGAGACGTGAATTCGAGAACGTCGTGAGACAGGGACTCCTGGGCCTCGGCGGTTTCGCCGGACTCAGAGGCCGCGCCGTCGAAGCGGACCACGTTGGCTTCCGTTTCGTTCCCGCAGTCGTCGGTTCGGAGCAGGTTGTCGCGAGAGACGGGCGGCTCATAGACCATCTTGACGCAGTCCACGGCGCAGGGCCCGGAGCCGGCGACGAGAATCTGAAAAGCCTCGTCGAAGAATTCGCCCCACGGCGACTCGATGCCGCAACTGGACTCCGTCTGGTTCTCGATGAGGTCCTTGGCGTCTTCGGTGCGGACGGTGCGCGACTGCTTCTTGAACGCGAAGATTTTCGTGTTCATGGTGATGGTCATGTCGGGCCGAAAACAGCCTTCGGTCGCCGTCAGACGCTGCGTGAAGATGCGCTTGTATTTTCCGCGCCGCGCGCCCGCCCAGAAAATTCCAATGTCCACGTCGCCCACCATTTCAGACAGGTAAACGTCCGCGTAGCGGAAACTTTTTCGGCGCAGCACTTCGCTCGGAGGGCCGAAGTAGCCGCGGGTCTCGAACCACCACGAAATCGGGCAGAATTCGTCGCGACGGTCGGGCGTGAAGGCTTCCCACAAACGGTTGACTCCGTCGTAGTCAGCGGAGATGTAGAACACCCGCTCCTTGCCGTGGATTTCGGTCACCACCCACTCGACGGGGCGCGTGCCGGTCCAAAAGCTGTTCCACGTCGGCGGAGAATCTTCCATGTAGTTTTGCCGGACGGAATTGTCCATCACCCAAGTGTGGCGATTCAAAATGTCGCCGTAGGGGACGCTGCACAGGATGTAGTTCTCGAAAGACGCGCAGGCCACGCCGCCGAGGTCCTCGGACAGGCGAGCTTTGCTCTCCATCATCTCCGTGTCGCGGTAGGGCATCTTGCTCGTGAGCTTCGAGTTCGTCGCGGCGTCGAGAGACGTAAGCCCGAGCCCAGAATACCACCAGAGCATTCCCTGCTGGTCGATGACAGAGCGTTGGCTCTTGCAACCAATCTTCGGGAAGATTTCTTTCTGCATGTCCGGCGTGATGGGCCACTGCGTGCGGTCGCGGATGCCGGCCTGGACGATTGACGTGCTGTCTTCGGTGAAGACGACGAGCTGCGCGAATTCGATGGTCGGGTTGCGGGCGAGCGCGGTGATGGGGGACGAAAAGCTGAACGCGCGAACGGTCGCGAGGTAAACGTCCTCGATGAAAGAGGTCGGGTTGTTGATGTCGGACGCGAACAACTCGGAGTCGCGCGCGACCCAGAGGCGGTCGCCGAGCCAGCGCATGGCCCCGCCGAGAGGGATGGCCCCGGTGCCGCGGGATTGCACCACGCGGGTGCCGTCATAGATTGCCGGCGCGGAGAAGCCGCCGTCCTGGATGATTAGCAGGTTGCGGGGCGTGATGAGAGTAAGCGTGCCGTCGGAGTTCGACTGAATGGCCTGCTCGGCCAGGGCGAAGAAGGCCTGCCGAGAGGAGGAGGAAAAAGTGATGTCGCTGAGTAGCCGCGAGGTATCGAACGGAGGGGTCGCGACGTAGAGCCGGCCCTCCACCATGAACACGAGCTGTTCCTCGCCGACTTTCGGTCGGAACTTCGCGAAGCCCTGGAGACGCCCGTCTGCGAGCGCGGTCAAGCAGCGATAGCCGGGCCGGCACTGCACCACGCCTCCGCGGTTGACGATGTTCTCGCCGCGCGCGTATTTGCCTGGGGGCAGCTTGATGGGATGGCTATTTGAGTCCATCCCGACTTCAAAGCTGATGTCTCCGTCTTCAAGGAAGTTTGCCGTGGCCATTATTCAACCTCGTCGTAACCGGGATTCTTGATGCTGTTGCGGTCGTCCACCTGAATCGGCGTGAGGGCGGGCCCTTCGAGCGTCGATTCTTTTTCGGTCAGGATGCGGACGGCGTGTGCCTCGTAGGTCGTCGCGTTCGCGATGTCCGTGTCGTCATAGAAACGGATGGCGCGCATAGCGAGGACGAGTGAGAGGCGAGAGTGTAAATTGATTCGGTCGAACTGACTGAAAAGCCGGTAGCTCCGCTTGCGGTAGCAGATGCGGACCCAGTTGGCATTCCGCCAGAGCTTGATTCGCCGATACATCGGCTTGGTCTCGTTCGGCTCGAAGATGCCGAGCAGAGTTCCGGTGCTCGCGTTGACAGTGCTGCTGTTGTCGAAGCTGGAGAGGCGCATGTCGCCGACGGTGTTCGCCTTGACGATGTGACTGATGCGGCTGACCGTAGGCGCGCTTTCGTCTGGTAAAGCAAACCCAAAAACTGTGGGCACGAGGTAGCCGTCGGACCACACGCCGCCGATTTGAGTGCGGAGCGGGCGGTTCTCGATGTCGTGTCCGAACACGCGCAGCTCTTTGCCTTCGTCCTCGGCACTGTCTAAGTAGGCGACAAGTTTTCCGGGACACGGGAGGTCGCGGTAGGTCGGGAAGTTCCCGAGGTCAGTCCACGAACGCCACACGGTGACGAAGTCACCGGGTCCGTTCAAGTGAAAAGTGTGCAGAGGGTTCCGGCCAATGGTCGGGTGCCCGTCCATGTTCAGCGCGAGGATGGTCTCAACTTCGCGGGGCAGCGTGATACACTGAGCGCCGTCCACGCAGATGTCCACGTAGCCGATGAGCCCGTCCGTCTCGCCTTTGCTGGCGAGCAGCTCGTAGGCGTCGCCGATTTTTTCGTAGAGCTGCGTTTCATCGCAGTGCCGAAAAATCTTCTTGGCCTCGCCCCAGATTTCGCGCACGAGGAACATTAGTCAAGCTCCTCTTTGTATTTGTCGAGCGCGTCGCCGCCGGACTCTTTCTTCTCCTTCGCCTCGCTCTCCACGTCGATGATGGCGCGGATTTCGAGTTCGACTGATTGAGAAGTCTCGCCGTCGCGCGTGCGCGTGGTCTCGCTTTTCTTAACGAAGCGAACTTCCATGATGCCGGACTCCGGCAAGTCATACTCGTTGTCCCAGTCGAGGAAAAGGCACGGGTAGTATTTCTCCTTCTTGGGAGACGCGGTTGAGGGCTCGGGCAAAGAGATGGGGCCGCCCATAGGCTTGCCGAGGTCGATAGGGAGTTCAGGCATAATTTTACCAAGAGATGGTGGCGACGCCATTGGCGACGACCACGGTGTAACCGAGTGCGATGATATAGGTTCTAATCTGTGCCAACAGGGGGCTCAAGTCCGCGCGGTCTCCCACGCCAATCTGGACCGCGTCCAGCGGGAGTGAGATTGATGTTGGGGCTGTCGGAGACAACAAGAGGACCCTCTGAAATTCATCAGAGACAACTCGGAGCACGCCCTCGACGTAGGCTCGCGCCACCGAAGGCTTGGGTGAAGCCAGGATGGCAGTCAGCAGGGCCCGCTTTGCGTCCATCTTCGTTTTATACTCCGCGGCCAGAAGAATTGTGTCGTTCATATTTTAGTAGAGTTTCCGAACGGCGATGGCCGAAAGTTCCATCAAATGCGTCGTGTCGTCCCAGTTAATGTTCAACGAGTCAAACACGCCCGTGCTCTCATCGAACGACCAGGAATTGGTGACCGTCCCAGCCGGGGCGTTCGTGGTCCCGGTCAGGGTTCCCCAGTTGCTCTGTCCACCCACGGTCCCGTTGGACTCATTGAGGACATCTTCGATTGCTTTTTTCGAGAGTGAAAAATTGATTCGGTCGATGTTGGTCGAGCGCATCGCGACGGAGTAAGTGACCGCGGTCGCCGTGGTCGCCGCCACGGGTCGGGCAATCTCAAGTAGGAGAATGGACCGATACGCTTCCGTGCGGGAGTGCCGACGACCGTCAGACCCGGACCCACTGCCGCGGTCGGTCGTGGTGTTCACGCGCCGCGTTGCCCATCGGGTGCTCACGCTCTGCAAATAAGAGTTGAGCGCGGTTTCCGCGGTGTCTGTCCAAAGTGTCGGAGAGCCAGCCCCGTCATACTGAATGCCGAGGTAGTTGTCGCAGTTCGTGGAGTTGAAGCCCCGGAAGTTTGCGCCGCTGCAAATACCCACTGCGCCGCTTGCATTAAAATTGCCGGAGCTGGTGAATCGCCAGATGAGCGCGATTTGGATTCGGTGCCACTCGCTGCCGAAACGGAACTGGCGGATATATTCGCCGTTGTTCAGCTCCAGCCGATTCTCAGTTTTGCCGTTCGCGACCGTGCGCGAGACGATGGTGCCGCCGGAGATGGAGCCATCTGCGCCCCAACCCAGACCCTTGTTAGGGGTGGAGAGTGCGCCCGCAGCATAGTCATCAAAAACTTCAATACACCAGCCGTCGGGGATTTTTACCTCTGCCACTACCGTCGCGTCAGAGCCCGCTGCGCCAGTCGCACCAGTTGCGCCAGTCGCTCCGGTCGCACCTTTGTCGCCAGCGACCGAGATGTTCCAGTCCGTGCTGGAGCCCGCGCCGCCGAAATTGTCCGAGTTGATGGTGACCGCAGAGTTGCTGACCGCAGTGACCAAGCCTTCGATGTAGTTCGCGGGCGTGCCCACGCTCGCAGCCCGCAAGCGGGTGCCGATTGCCCACCCGAGATTCGTCGCGGCAACTGTGTAGTTGAAAGATTTTGAGCCGGTGCCGACTGCGACGGAGTCCGTCGAGGCGCGAGTCATCTCCGCGTTCGTGCCGTTCGTGCCGTTCGTGCCGTTCGTGCCGTTCGTGCCGTTGGTGCCGTTGGTGCCGTCCGCTCCGTTTGTGCCGGCGACGCCTTGGGTTCCCTGAGCGCCGTCCGCGCCAGGATTGCCCTGCGTGCCCTGTGGGCCCGCGGGACCGACTGCGCCGACGTTATGTGGCGCGATTTTCTTCGTGATGTAGGAGCCATCGCCTTGCAGCTCGGCGATGAAAAGCCAGCCACCGTTCGGTGTCACTGACTCTGTTGCCTCAACGTAATCGGAAACTTTGCTCATAAAATTAACAGTCTGTGTCGCCCTTCAAGTTGTCGTGAATCGCGGACCCATCGACTTCGTCAAGGATTGCGAAACCAGCTTCGTCCTGCAACACGGGCTCGCATCGCGTGTCGATGTGGCGGCGCGGCAGAGTGCGCGGAATTTTGTCGAGCCTCTTGAGGCCCGCTGGCTTCGCGCAATCGTTCGTGAACTCATGGTTCGGGTCGCGGATGACTGGGTTACGACAGTTTGACATAGGAGATTTGAGAACTGTCGGCGTCATCGGAAAGTCCGGTGCCGGGTCTAATCAGTTCCGTTGCTCCACCCACGGCGGAAATCGCTTGCACTTCGACTACGTGCGCGTCAACCGTAGTGGTCACAAGGACCGTGAAGTTGATGTGAGTCGTCGAGGTCGTCGGAATCTCGACGCTGTATCCAGAATGGGGGACATCAACAGCCGTGGTCTGGTTGACGAGTTTGAAGGCCCACGCCCGCGGAGCGCCTGCGTTGTTCACGCAGAAAAGCTGGACGTTGAAAAGATACGTGCCGGCGACAGCGAGCGTGGTGTCAAGTTCGTCTGTGCCGAAGACAACGTGCGCGAAAGCGTTCGTGAGCTGGTAGTCAGCTCCGCTCGGGACGACGATGTCGTTGGTGTTGGTCGCCGTCGCGCCTTGAGCGCCCGTGGCCCCGGTCGCGCCCGTCGAACCTGTGGCCCCCGTCGCGCCGGCTGAACCTGTGTCGCCTTTTGCGCCTGTCGCGCCGGCTGGCCCGACGATGGTCAAGCCCCGCGGTCCGACTGGGAGAACCAGTGTGCCGGGAGGAATGACTCCGCTCGGAGAAGAGATGGACTCAATCAACGTCGCGAAGACAATGGAGCTTTGGAAAACTTCCGTGATGACATACCAGCCAGAGCCGGGGACGAAAACGAACTGCCCGACTGAGACAACCGGGCTCGGGATGATACTGAACTGTGCGGACCCGCCCACGCTCGGGGGATTGAAGGCCGAGGTCATCACCGTGTAGGCGTTGTGTCCGATTGCTCCGGTGTCGCCTTTATCGCCCTTTGGGCCGATGAGCCCGACGAGACCCTCTTCAAAGAGGCGCTTGAAATAGCAGGCCAGCCCTTCGGTCTCGCCTTTAGGATTTCCGGGGACACCGACATCTAGGTCGCAGGGCAAAACCCAGACGACGCGTCCGTCCACTTCCGTCTTCGTCAGCGTGCCGTAGAACGAGCGAATGAAATTGTCGAGTGCGCTCGGGAGCGTCTCGCACGCGGCGCTGTTGGCGTCGCAGACTGTGTTGCATGGAGTGCAGGCGACAGAGCAGGCGCTCATGTCGGAGCAAGTATCACCCTGGCAATTCCCCGAAGGGCCGCCGTTACAGCTTTGGCAACTCATTGGCTTTCATCCTCGTTAATTCCACGGCGCAGTCGGTCGAGAGCGTCAGAGCCCTTTTCAAATTTAGTCTTCTCTGGCTTCTTTGCCGCGGCCTCATTGCTCTGTCGGCTAGACATCGTCGGGTCTGTGTCCACCATCTCCTTTGCATCCTCCAAGAACCGTTGCTTGCCTCGTAGAAAACGGTGCGACTCAATCAGGGCATCATATTCCGGAGTGTCCTGCTTGCCCTCGGACATAAGTTGATGCCCCGCCTTAATCAGGGACGCCTTGCGGGCCTCGATTTTGTCCATGTGTTCTTGAATCTGCGCCTTGCGCGCCGCCTTGCCTTTTTCCTGCGCGGCTGTTGACTCTTCCAGAAGCTCTTTTACTGTTGCGTCTGCCATAAAGTTTATACTTTCTTGAGTAGCTCTACCACTTGCCCGCGGAGATGCCCGTGCCGGTGCGCGAAGAACCAGAAGGCAGCCGCTCCCGCGGACACCGCGAGAATCAGAATTTCGTGACCGACAATCAGAGTTGGTAGGACGATAAGCGCAAGGCCGGCAGCCGCGATGACTGCCGAAGTGGTCACGCTACCTCCCACAAGAATTTTGAGCGGCGGATATACCGCACTCGTGACGCCGAAGAGAAAAAGAAGCACGCCAATCCAAGTGACTCCCCGCAGTGAGGACAGCTTGGCTGCAACCTCACGCGCAGTGTCCTTTTGCGCGGCTCCGATTTTAGTGTGGACTTCTTCCGTGGTTTTGCCATCTTCGGAGGTTCGTTTGTAATCTTGCACCGTTTCATTAAGTGGATTCTGGGATTGCTTTACAGAAACCACGTTGCCGTTAGCCGACTTAATAGAAGCAGAGCCCGGCTTGAGCGGGAGCGTGCAGCCGACGAGCAGCGAGAGAGCGAGAAGGGATGTGAAGAGAATTTTCACTTGCGGTTCTTTTTCCACTTGGAATAAACGTAGAGGGCCGAGGTCACCGCGACGGCAATCTGCG